CCTCGACGAACCGATGATTGAAGCTGTTATTTCAGCCATGGTGGCTGGTATCACTGGCCTTGTGGCCATCAATACACGATTGACAAATCGGATCATGGAAGTCGACAAACGCATGGACCGAGTCGAACTCCGTATGGCTGAACGCTATGTGCCAAAGGAGGAATTGGCTCATGCTTTGGCGAAGATGGAAGATCACATGATCCGCATTGAGAACAAGCTTGATCAAATTGTATTCAAGCACAATTAGGAGTCGTCATGACTAAGCGAGCAGGCGAAGACGCCTTCGATGAGCTTCATTCACTTCTTACTAAAGAGTTAATTAATAGGATTAAAACCGGTGAGGCCTCTACTGCAGACCTTCGTGCTGCGTGTGATTGGCTTAAGGCCAACGATATCACTGGTGTAGCTGTTGAAGGATCGCCTCTAGCAAACCTTGCTGGTTTGATTCCCGAGCTGACGTTTGAAGAGGTTCAGGAGCATCTTTGATGGCTTATAACCCCTACAAGAAGAACCCAAAGCTCAAGGCTAAGAAGAACGCTTACCAGCGTAAATATAACAAGAAGACCAGCGTCAAGAACAAATCTGAGGAACGTTGGACGGAGCGCCGCCGCCGTGGCATTGCTGGAAAGGGTGGCAAAGATCTGAGCCATACGAAGAGTGGACGACTTGTGTTGGAGTCCCCTTCTAAGAACCGCTCTCGTAATGGAAAGAACGGTAAATCAACTTTGAAGTAATGAGCCACCGATGGACAACCCCCGAAGCCTCATGCATGACCTTCTCACGTTTCGCAGCTCAGATGCCAAACGAATGTGGAGAGATGAGATCAAGATTCGGGACAATAATCGCTGCGTTTATTGCGGTTCAACCGCCAATTTGACAATTGACCACGTCCGTCCCAGAAGTAAGGGCGGCGAAACATCAGCAGCCAATTGTGTAACTGCCTGCCGTTCATGTAATCAGGCAAAAGGATCAATGGCTGTTGAGGACTTTATGTACTTTCAATCTGCTTAAGCCATGACTGCTCAAGTTTTTACTGCCACTGTTAAACCCGCTTCCATCTTCTCTCCTGAGAAGTCTTCCGGTGAAGCCAAGACCAAGCTGGATGCTACGGCTGTTGCCGCTCTGGCTGCTCTGACCACGGCGAACACCGTGGACGAGGCCTTGGACATCCTGAGCGCCTGTGTTGCCCGTGGCAATGCTGTGACCGCTTCTAGTGTCGGTCTGGCAACCAGCGTTAAAGCCTAGTGCCCTTGAGGGGCATCAGGAAGGCCCTGCAAGGCCTCCTGATTGCCTCTTTGGTGTCTCCCATCCTTCTGCCCTCTAGAGGCCTCTCCACGGGGCTTCTAGGGGGCTCTTTTTATAACCAACCTATGGCACCTCGTAATTACTTTGCAATCACCAAATCAGCTGAACTTGACACCGCCTGGAAATACCTGACTAGCGGTCAAGCACAGAAGGAAAGTGGTGGTCGTCTTCCTAAGTTTACCCCTGAACAAGCAGCGGGCCTGATTGGCTCTTGGATCGTCGAGACCGGCAGACCAAACCTAAAAGGTCTTGATGTTGTGGAGAAAGGTGCTGGTCTAGGTCGTGGTCTTTCTCAATACACCGGTGAGCGTCGAATCGCTTACGACCGTGCTCGCACTCAAGCCTTGGCTTCTGGTCAAGACCCCAACTCCATCCAATGGCAGTTGAAGTACTTCGTCCAGGAGTACGTCGGTAAGCATGATCTTAAGCCTGGTGCCAGCCTCAGTGGTTGGACCCGTGTGTTTGAGAACTCACCAGCTAAGGGTTCTCCTGGTTACTTTGCCCAGTACTTCACCGGTTCAGCCGCAACTGGCACCGGTTATTTCCGCCCCTCTGTCCCCCACCTCGATAAGCGTCAGAACGCCGCTTCTCAGGTTTACAAGCTTTTCCAATCTCCACCTTCACCTCCTCCGCCAGTTCCTGGAGCTGTTCCTGAAAAAAAGAACCTCTTCCAGATTCCGTTCTTTAAAAGTGAGGCCATTCCCGGATCTCCACAGGGTCCTTACACACCACTGCCGTCTCCTGGTTGGAATCCCGGTATGGCACCTATGACTAGCCCTACTTTTAGACCTTCACCCATCTGGGAACGGATTCTACCGACTGGTGCCAAGGTGCCCTTCGCATAGCGATGAACGTCCACGAACTTGACCGCCGGCTGAGAGAAGACTTCAAGGTCTTCCTCACGCTGGTGTGGCGGGAGCTTGGTCTCCCCAAACCCACCCGTGCTCAGATGTGTATTGCTGACTATCTACAGCACGGGCCAAAGCGTCTCCAGATCTCAGCCTTCCGAGGCGTCGGTAAGAGCTGGATCACTGCTGCCTTTGTCCTATGGACTCTCTACAACGACCCGGATCGGAAGGTGATGGTGATCTCGGCCTCGAAGGAGAGAGCCGACAACTTCTCGATCTTCTGTCAGAAGCTCATTCTCGATATTTCCTGGTTGTCCCATCTGGGGCCGAAATCCGACGATCAGAGGTGGTCGCGGATCTCCTTCGACGTAGGGCCAGCAAAGCCCCACCAGGCACCCTCTGTGAAAAGTGTGGGCATCACCGGTCAGATGACTGGTTCCCGTGCCCATTTGATGATCTTTGATGACGTAGAGGTTCCCCTCAATTCAGCCACTGACATGCAACGGGAAAAGCTCCTGCAGCTGGTCACCGAAGCCGAGTCGATCCTCACCCCTGATGAGTCCAGTCGCATTATGTTTCTGGGCACACCACAGTCAACCTTTACCGTCTATAGAAAGCTCGCTGAGAGGTCCTACAAGCCCTTTGTTTGGCCTGCTCGGTATCCCAGGGACCACAGCCGTTATGAAGGCCTTCTAGCGCCTCAGTTGCTGGAGGATATCGACAATGGAGCACAACCCTGGCAACCCACAGATAACCGCTTTACCGACTCTGATCTCCTAGAGCGGGAAGCAGCCATGGGCCGCTCCAACTTCATGCTCCAGTTCATGTTGGATACCAGCATGACTGACGCCGAGAAGTTCCCCCTTAAGTTTGCTGATCTGATCGTTACTCCCCTCGGTCCTGAATGCGCTGAACGATATGCTTGGTCCTCTGATCCACGCTATTGCCTTAAGGAACTGTCTGCTGTGGGCCTACCTGGAGATCGGTTCTATGGCCCAATGTTCATTGACGAGGGAATCGTTCCTTACGATGAAACGATTGTATCGATTGACCCGTCAGGACGAGGCACTGATGAAACTGTGGCCGTCGTCCTTAGCCAAACTCATGGCTATGTCTTCGTTCGTTCCTTAAAAGCTTATCGTGATGGGTATTCTGACGATACTCTTTCTGACATCGTTCGTCTTGCTAAGCGTTTTAACGCAACCAAACTCCTAGTCGAATCTAACTTTGGTGATGGCATGGTCTGTGAGCTGCTTAAGCGTCACGCCATCCAAGCTCAACTCCCCATCGATATTGAGGAGGTCAGAGCCACAGTCCGTAAGGAAGAGCGCATCATTGATACTTTAGAGCCGGTCATGAACCAGCACAAGCTGATCATCGACCCCAAGGTCTTCGAGTACGACTACACCTCCAATGAAGACGCTCCACCTGAAAAGCGTCTGGAGTACATGCTCATGTACCAAATGTCCCGCATGTGCCGGGAGAAAGGAGCCGTCAAACACGATGACCGTATCGATGCCCTCGCTCAAGGCGTCCAATACTTCATCGATGCCCTCGCTCAGTCCGCCCATAAGGCCCAGGCTGATCGCAGACACGAGGAATGGAACGCCATGCAGGACGCCTTCCTAGAGGCTCCCCATCAAGCTACAGATTGCCTCGCTTTAGGCCGTTCCTTCCGTACCCTCATGCAGTCCAATAGCCCTGTCTATGACTGGGTTTCTAGTTCTCGTTGACTTTAGGTGTCCACTTACGCTGAGGAAGTGGTGCTCCTCAGTGTGGATATTGCGGTAATAAGGGCCCTGAAAGACGGGGCCCTTCCCCCTCATATAAAACCCCAGCACACCATTGGGGAAAGGGGGGTAGGGGGGAAAGGGGGGAAGAGAACACACAAAAAGATCAACACCAATATAGTTATAGCTATAGTAAGTGTTGTATACGGGAGATTAAGACCTCCTACTTTGTAAGACCAGAATAACATCATCCGTATTGACCTAGCTACATAACCGTCCTCTTTATGATGTCTGTTTCCTTAATCTCAGTCACTCCTAAAGCAGAAGAGCTTATTGCTTACTGTGCCAGGGTATCTAACCCTCAGAATCAGGATAATCCTGATAGTGAGAGACTGATCCAATACCTCATTACCAACCAACACTGGTCTCCCTTTGAGATGGCTCATGTGGTGATGGAGATCAACACCACCCGCTCCATTGCTGCTCAGATCCTTAGACACCGGAGCTTCTCCTTCCAAGAGTTCTCTCAGCGGTATGCCGATGTGAACTCCATAGGGCGTCCTGTCATCCCTCACCTCCGCCGTCAAGACACCAAGAACCGTCAGAACAGCATTGATGATCTTGATCCCACTAAGACCGCTAGCTACTACCGCCGTATCGCTCAGGTCTTTGCAGAGGTCGAAGATCTCTATCGGGAAATGGTCTCCTCTGGTGTTGCTAAGGAGTGTGCTCGGGAGATCCTTCCCTTAGCAGCTCCTACCCGCCTCTATATGGCTGGGAGTGTGCGGTCGTGGATTCATTACATCAACCTCCGCTCCGCTAACGGCACACAGCTCGAACATCAAGAGATTGCTCTTGAGTGTCGACAGATCCTCTCCAAGGCCCTTCCCAGCCTCTCTAAGGCCGTGTGGGGGTGAGATGGATAGGTTAGTCCTAAATGAGTTTAAAGACGCTTACAAGGCCTTACAGCCGTATCTGATGAAGCCCTTGGACTTTCTGGTCTATGGCCTTCTAATTTGGCTTCAAGAGAAGGTCATTGATTACAAGACCACTGCTGCTGTTGATCAGGCTATTAAGGAGTTCGAGCAGGCAGAAGTCAAAGAGCCTCCCCTGACGACGGGTGTGTACTCGGAAACAGGCAGTGGGTTCTTTGATGAGATGCGGATGACGGCGAAGTATTTGGTAGAGTCAAATGACGAGTCCACGTGAGAGGGCTCTAGAAGCTGCTCTAAGGGCTGTAGAGGGGAAGGGGAATGTCACCCTGGCCAACAGCATCAAAAGGGCCTTAAAGGAGCTTAGAGAGCCCTCTGAGAAGGGTTGAGTATTTCACCACAAATTTCCAAAGGGATAGCGCCTGATGCGACCCGCCGGGCTCCCCCCTGTACCCCCCACCCCTTCGAGAATTCGGGCTACCCCACCGCTGCTGATGCCATACCCACACCGCAATTGTGGTTTACGGGTGGGAATGCCTGTGTTGGTGGGCACCCTCATTAGATCAGGTATCTAATGCGCTTCTGGTTGGGTGCCTAGGGCAGTCCCGTGCCCATCACCTGCCCTGATCTATAGGGGCTGTGACAATCCGGCGATTGTCTACCCTCACTTTTCTAATCATCTGTTCGAAACAATGAGAGAATCCCAAAAGGCCAAGATTCAACAGCAGTTAATACATCGAACTCTCGCCGAAACGTGGCAACGATTGCAATACTTAAGCGACCAAGTACCAGACGGTGCTAACTGCGAGGAAGACCATAATGCCCGGGAACATGTATTAAACATCTGGGCAATTGAGGAAGAATGGATCATCGACCCAGAGCTACGTGCTGAGCTTTCGATGATACAAACAGACGATGATAGTGAGGATTAAGAACTGCCTTGGCAAGTTCATTACATCCAAATCTTAAGAGACCCTAAATTGTCGCCGTTGTCACTTGCGGTTGACCAACACAGGGGG